TTTGCTATTGCCTGCCAAACAGTAGCATTGATCTGGTTTGTCGCTACACTGAGGAATGACGTAGATATTAACAAGACTGAGATTATCAAACTAGAAACTCGTACCGACAATCTAGAAAATATTGTTCAGTCACAAGCAGTAACCTTAGCTCGTATGGATGAGAACCTGAAAAGCATCCGTGTGATCCTAGAAGGCATGGCTCGTCAGAAATGAAAACATACAAGAGAGAATTGGCTGTCCTACTAATATTATGGTTAGTCTACATCGTAGAGGTGAAAGATGTCGCAATCATTGAAATCTTGGTTTGGCCAGTATTCTCTTTTGCTGCTGCTGCTTTTGGCTTTGACCAGTACAGTAAGTTGCAGCAAGCTACCAAGTCTTCTCACCGGGGGAACCAACGTAGCAGCCAACGTACAGGCGGGGAAGACAAATACCCAGACATTGGGGACGACAAATAATATAGCCCCTACAGTCTCTGTAAGACCCAATGCTAGGGTAGACCGTATAGATCAGTCTAACACCACCTCTAAGGTCAATACAGACGCTGTAGACACCATTGTAGTAAATGAGATACCAGTGTGGTTGGTATTGTTGTTTGGCCTACTCTGTGGGTTCCTGATACCATCACCGCAAGAGATTATAAGAAGCATCGTCGGTTTATTTAGACGTAAATGACATTATAGATAAACTTAAGCCCCTGACTCCTTAGCTGGAATCAGGGGCTTTTCTTTTGTCTAAACGTCAGTTTTCCACTGGACGCATTGGTAGTCTTTTACAAACATTCCTTGTTGCTCAACTACCATGATGCCACCACCAATGGCCTGCATACACACTTCCTCTTCGGGGAATAGCATAGGTGCCATAAAGGTTCGACAGTCGGTAAAGTTGATATTACAAGCTAGTATTAAGGCGGTGAACATCCACGTTCCTCCTGAACCTGCACCAGACGGTTTAAGTACCACTGGGCTTTGTGGAGGTCTTCAAGCCCATTCTTGTATCGCCAACGGTGCAGATACTTGGCGATATTCCCACGTAGGTAGCCTACAAACTCGTCGTGTGTCAGGAAGTCTTGGATGTATTCGATACACTCAATCTTACCTTGACCATAGTGTGCAGGGTGGTTTACGTTATCTGTCATAGACCCTCTTTCGTAAATGTGGTAATCCAGAGCTTACATATATCAGATCGTACGATGTCGTCAAGTGTAAACTCAATGATTGGGATTGGTAGCATATGCTTCTTTGTAAGGTGTATAATCTTACTAAGGCCATCACCTTCCTTAAGATCACTCTGCTGAATATCACCATTCAATACAAGCGTAGAACCTTCCCCGATACGTGTGACAAGCATCTTTAGCTCTGGCAAAGTAATATTCTGAGCTTCGTCACAGATAACGAATGTGTCGTCAAAACTACGGCCACGCATCAAGGCTAGTGGTGCAACCTCAATATTACCGTTCTTTAGTGCGGTTTCAACGACACCCTTTCCTAAGTGCCTTTCGAGAACATCTAGGACAGGTAAGGCCCAAGGTGCTGACTTCTCTTCGAGTGTACCCGGTAAGAAGCCAATGTCTTTACCAACAGGGATATGAGGACGAGTGATAACAACCTTATTAACCTCTTTCATGTGGTAGGCATTAGCAGCAAAGGTAGACACGACATAAGTCTTGCCTGTACCAGCAGGACCAAACACAATGACTTGATCAGCCTTGCTAAGTGCTTCGATATACTTAGCCTGATTTTCATTGCGGGGGGTCAAGTCAATACGAGATTTGTTCTCGTCAAACTTGGTTTTTGTGCGTCGTGTTCGTCGCTTAGGTTCCTGTTGCATTACCCCTGCCCACGGTTAGGTTTGTATGACCGCTTCTTTGACTTGTTCATAGAACTTAGTTTGGTACGAGATCGTTTATCAGTCTGTGAAGTCTTCTTGGGGTGTGGGGTTGGTTTCCAAGCAGTGCCGAGGATTTTAGCCATTATGTGTCCAGTTTAATGAGTTCAGCTTCGGTATAAGGAATGTGGTAGAATTGTTCACCCTTCTGGATGTATCTACCTTTGGCTTCACGTAGTCGTTCTTTCGTAAGTGAGGTATCACGGATACGCCACACTTGCTCTAAGTTCTTGTCGAAGATGTAGAAGTTAAGGAACCCCTTCTCTGACTTGTATTTCTCTAAGAGTCGGGTCTTACGTTCAGGGATACGTATCTCAGCCCAGTCTGTAGGCCAATCACCTTCCCATGCCAGTTTAACCTCAGCCTCGTTAAAGTAGGTATTGCCATTCTTGGTAGACACTACATCAACATAGTAATCTTCCTTTTTGGGTTCTACCTCATGGCCACGACCCAACAAGTGCTTATGCAAAGCCTCTTTAGCTTTCGTGTCGTAGGCTTCATATAAGGCCCTGTCGAACCTCTTACGTACTGGTTTCATAACGGGCCTTCCACTAGCAGTTCCTTAAGCTCTGTATACCCACCAATGTGGACACCACCAGAGTTCCAAATTTGTGGTACAGTTTTAATCTCGGCCTTACGTAAGAGATCAAGCACCCACTTACTTTCTTTGTCCTGTATGTTGTATTCTACATAGTCACGACCAGAACCTTTAAGCAGTGCCTTAGCTGCATCACAGAAGTTACATTGGTTTCGGGTTACGATAACGTACATATTTCCTCCGTAGGGTAGGAGGGGGCCTAAGCCCCCGCCAATTACGTTAAGTCCACAATCTCACAAGAGTCACCAGAGCAAGCAAAAGTCTGACTGGATTTAGTCATATCCTCACTTTCGTACTCTGACAGCTTTGCCCAGTCGATCTTAGCGGGCATCACCGATAGCAACTCCTCGTACTCAGATTTACCAACCTCCTGATAGGGTGCCTGTTGGTAGGTGTGTTCATTGTATGGCAAGAACGATACCCCAGACATTTCATCAAAGTGTTCGTAAACAAAGGCACCAACATTAAACCACTCATCCTTCTTGACGTTGATTGTCACGGAGGGCTTATGCTCACACCAGTGTCGTTGATATGCCAACCACATCTCTAGCTGTTCGATAGCAGTAAGGTCTTCCGTAACAACCGCACCCTCTGGTGATTTCATAGGGAACGAGAACACGACAGTCGAGTCAGGCTTCATTACACAGGGTTCACTTGGGATACCTTGATCCTTCATAAACTGTGTCAGTGGGTCTTTGATGTCCCCTCGTACAGTGCGGATATAGTACTTACTATGACGAGCATGGATACCAGAGGCAGAATCAACCAACTGGCTAACAGTCCCACTAGGCTTGACGCAGGTAATAGCTGCACTAACAGGAATGCCAAGACGATTAGCCCATTTAGTATTAGTAGCAATCGCAACATTTCGTAAGTGTCCTAACGTCTTTTCTAGTGCTGCATTCTGTGTCGTCAGCAGCGGGTTATCCATAATGCCAGTCAGTGACACCCCAAGCAGGCGTTCCTCTTCTGTGTTCCGTTGCCACACCTTCCGCAGGTACGGGAAGTGAGTATAGGTGGACTGGATAGTTCCCAGAATAGTTGCCAACTCGACTTTTCGAGATAGAGTGTCAATAGTGTCTGTAGCACGGACGACAACCTCAGTAAGATTGCAGAACTGATACGGACGAAGAATAATTTCGCTGCAGGGGTTAGTCCCAAACTCCCAGTCTTGTTCTCGTCGTCCATTTTTAGCCGCCTGCTTTACTGATGCCTGTCGGTTAAAGATACCACGTTCACCTGAACCACTCTCTACCAGTGCCATCCACTCACGCATAAAGCTAAGTGCATCAGGCTTTTCAGTATACGACACAGAGTTGTTAGCCAAGGCACGTTGTGGTTCGTTTTCCCACCATGCACCACTCTTAGCATGACGCATACGATCATCCGACAAGTTAGACAGACTGATCATAGCACTGCGACGTACACCACCTACAACAACTACCTCACCAATCTTACACATAATGTCGTGACATTCGATGCTGGATAGCTTGCGCCCCTTAGCCCCAGCAAACTTAGTTACGACAAAGTTGAACAGATCAATCAAAGGTGCAGGCCCAGAAGCACGACCACCAAAGGTCTTCAACTTAGCACCTGCAGGACGTACCTTGGACGTATCCCACTTAGGAATTTCACCACTGTACAGCAGTGCAATAACCTGACGTAGTGCCTTAGCCCAACCCTCTTTACTGTCTTTAACGATCACTGTCGTGTCACTCTTGAACAGGTTCTCAGGCACCTCTGGTAGTTTGTTCACATACTGACGTTCCACAGAGAACCCTACACCAGTGCCACAGAGAAGAATGAACATAGCCTCATCGAAGCTCTTAGGGTCGTCTACAGGCAGGTAAGAGCAGTTATAACCTGCAGTGTTATCACGAGATAGAGCAGGCCCAGCGGTCATCATAGCACGCATAGATGGCATAATCTCTAGGTTCAGAATAGCCTCTTCAATCTCGTCTAGATAAAACTCGTCACGGGTCTTAGGCACCACTACGTTAGCCATGTAACGGTATACAGTCTCTTTCCAAGTTTCACGTCGGTTCTCATCATCCAACCACCGAGCATAACGGCTGGTGTGAATAAAGGATTGGTAATCAGTGGGCAGGTAGTTGTTCATTCTTGCTTGTCCTTACACTAAGTCTTTCAAATCTGGTTTAGGGTAGTCAGGGTTCTTGATGATCTTACCATCTTCCCTACGTTTAATTGAGCCATCGGGTTGGATGCACCGACCAACATTGTTCTTATGAACACGGTAGACAGCTTCATCCAATTTCCACCCCATAGCGTTAGCATAACCATAAATCACATACACAAGGTCAGCTAACTCTTTTAGTTGTGGTGTTGTAGTTTCACGCACATATTCTGATCGCCACTCATCAAACTCTTCTTGGATCAGAGTAGCATATAGTGTCGGGTTTGGTATCTGTTGCATAAGACGGGCAAACTCTTGCGTCATACGAGTTGGACCTTTCAAGTCAGTCTTGTCGTATTCGTAGTAAGCGTAGCCCATTGCTTCCATGTCGTCACGAGTGATCATTAGATCATCCTTCCGTAGAATTGTATCGGGTCAATATTATTGTCCGTACCATCGAACAGATACCAGCAACAATTATCTTTGCCTGTACTCTTACTGTCCTCAATCCACTTTACTCTGCCAACACTCACGATTTTCTTACAATATGTAATATAAGTAGCAGATTGTTTAGTGTGCATCCAGTCAGCATCGAACAAAAGCCACATAGGTGCAACCTCAATCCAATGCTCCATAAACGCATGTAGGAACTTTCTTTCCCACGG